CTTTTCGGTAGAATTTGAATTCCTCACCTGTCTCTGGATCAACCCACTTGAGTCTGTTACCTTCTTGTTTTAACAAGCCGGCTTTCTCACACATATCGACCATTCCTGAATAGGGATTCATACCTGTTTCATACGGAATTTTAATTTGCACAGTTTCAAAAGGCTTGCTGTAACGAGTCTTCATAATCTTGCATGATGCACGAATACCCATAACATCTGTTACCTTGTTGCCATCCTCATCCTCTTTGAGTTTGAGTTTTTTCATAGCAACAACAATTGAACTTGCATAAACAAATCCTTGTCCACCTGAAATTTTGTCGTCTGGATCAAACATGTCCTGTGAAGCATAAGTGTGATTTGTACAAACCATACCTACGTTATAACTGCCAAACATGTTAACACAGTTACGAACCAAACTTGTAAGTGCTTTAGGTTTACGGCCCATGTCTCCCTTCATGTCACCAGCTTGGAACTGGTTAATGTCAGTAGGGGTAAGCAACATACCCAATGAGTCTATGACAAATAAGACTTTAGGACGTTCTGCCATTTCTTTGTACTCTTTCATGAATTCATGAATGGTTTTTGCCACATCATCAATCATAGCCATGTTGAGTTTAAGAAGTTTGTCTTCGCTGGTGTCTACACCTAAATCGTGTAACCATTTTTCATCTAGAGCATTTTCTGTATCAATTAAGATAACATATATACCTTGTTGTTGTGCATTACGTACTAGATTACCTGAACAGATAAATGACTTACCTGCACCAGACTCGCCAGCAAACACAGTAACTTTACCAAGTGGAATACCTTTGTGGAAATCTCCACTGATTAGATAGTTAAGCGTATAATTGCCTGTGCTAATCCAATCTGTTGGGTCGTTAAACCCAACGCCTAGACCGTCAATTGACTTGGTCAGAGTCTTTCTAAATTTTGATAGATCGAACGCTTTAGTTGCCATATTAAACGTCCCTATCCATTTCACATGCTTCTGCTACCAATGAGATAACTTCGTCTAATGTGTTGCACAAGATCTTGGCGTTGACATAATCGCCTTTCTTGTTACGACCACCTGCTTCTACCATGAAGCCGTTGTCGTACATATTGATTGTAAATGATTCATTTACTTTGGTCAGTTTGTCGCCAAATGTTTTTACTGATTTTGTTGCCATTTTTATTCTCCTAATAGGTATGAGAACTTGGGCGTATGACTAAGTCACAGAGGCCCAAGCCGTATTTTTATTGCTTTTGACGATTACGAATCATTGCCAAGATGTCTTGGGCTTTGCTATCGCCGCCTGCACTTGCTTCAGCTTTTGGTGCTGGAGCAGGAGTAGCTTTTGCCACAGGAGCGTCTTCTTCGTCATCATGTGCTACAGGAGCACTTGCTTTAGGAGTTGATGATTTTTGTGGATCACCAGTGTTCTGGCTCATACCAGCTGGTTTGAAGTATTGACCCCAACGATCCATATCATATGCTTCACCGTCTACTGACGCTTCAAACATTTCTTTCATCACTTTGATTTCAACGTCAGTTGGCTTCTTAGGCAAGTAGTCTGACATGTTGTACAGACCGTGTGCTTTCAATGCCGCTTGTTCAATATCGCTCAATGGGCGTTCACGACGGCTCCACTTTGATGTTGAGTAGTCAGCATAACCACCTTTTGAACCTTTTGTCAAACGGAAGTCAAGTCCGTGTACAAAATCAGTTGGCAAATCTTCCAACTCTGGATCAACAAGTGCTGAACGGATTAGTTGGAAAATCTGTGGACCAATAATGAATCTACGGATTGGATTCTCTGGAGTTTGTTCTTCTTTAAGGCCGTCTTCAACAACGAAACCTTGGAAGATGTAACTACGTTTCTTCCAGTACTTACGACCCATGTCTTCTAGTGCTGGGTCTTTGAACCATGCACGAACTTCGTTCAAAATTGGGCAAGCCTCGCCATACATTTCCATGCAGGGTACTTGTACAATTGCCGGTTTGCTTTCTGTTTGACCTTTAATTCCAGCGAATGGAAGTTTGATCATTGCACGTTCTGCCCAGAAGAACGTGTTGTCTGTGTTGCCATCGGGTAAGAATCTAACTAGTGATTCTTGTCCTTCTTTCAAGTTCCAGAATGGGTAAATTGAATTATCACCGCCTGTTCTGTTACCGTCGTTACCTTTATTACCTTCTGATTCTTTGAGCTTTGCTCTGATTTCTGCTAAAGTTGCCATAGTTTTTCTCCTGTAATAGCCTATGCTTTTTTTATGTGCCTTATATTTGTTTTACCACCTTGATAAAACAAAAAGTGCATATACGTTAGTATACACACTTTTATTTATGTTTGCAAGAGGAATCTTGCTCTAAATACGACTTTTAGCGAATGTTGGCTAAATTGATGATACGAGCCAAAGTTTGGTCTTCATTGTAACCAACTGACTCTTTTTTGGCAGTGGCTGCGGCCGAAGCTTTCTTAAAATCAAATCCTGGCTTATTTGGATCCATTACAGGTGCAGACGGTTTGCTAGCAGTCCCTAATGGTAATTCGGGAGGTTGTTTGTTAAAACCCGGTGGCAATTCTTTCTGCATGGGTGCTGCCGGTGTAGCTTGACCACTTTGTGCAGGCGCCGTTGGCGTTGCAGGGGTAGCAGGAGCCGCTGGCTTCTTCCCTGCCATTGCCGCGTCTAATGCTGGATTTTCACCTTTGACTGCTGTTGAATATTTCTTACCTTTGTAATCAAATTCTTTTGCGCCACTTGCACGAGCCGCTTTAAATGCCTGTCCAAATGTTTGATTTGCTGGAGCCGCTTGACCAGATTGTGGAGCTGCCGCGTTGGCTGCAACAGCGGCGTCAACACCGGTTACGTCATCTTGAGCACCGCCGGCAATGGCTGCTTTTTGCGCGGCATCTTGGCGACCTTTATCTGCTAATGCTTGGGTAGCAGGTTCTACAAATGTTTTACCATCTTGATCTGCAACTTTAACTGGATTTCCGTTTTCGTCTTTTGACCAACCTGGCATCATATTACCTTCGTCGTCATATGCCCCGGCTGTATCAGGTGCCCCAGCCGCTGGAGCGGCATTAGCAGTATCAATTGCTGTTTGGGCATCTTGTAATGCTTGAGCAACTTCCGGCTCTGGATTTTCATTATCACCGTTAATTTGAGCCATTAAATCTTGTATTTGTTTAATAAGGGCTTGCTTATCATCACCGGCTTCTGCCATGTCAATATTAAAATCTTCTTTTAACATTTTAGCAAGAGCTGATCTAAGATCAGTACTTTCAGCAGTCATTGTTCCAGCAGGTGCTGGTTGTGCTGACGCTGGTGGAGTACCTGGTGTAGCAGTGGGTGCTGCCGCCTTTGGTGCTGATGTTGCACTTAATTTAGCAACTAGATCTTTTAACTTAGCAACGTTGGCAATATTATTTTGATCAACTTGAGCTCCGCTTTTTGCTTGAATTGTATTGTTTTTATTTTGTTGAGTAATATCTTTACTTGCTTGACGACCTAATACATTACGTGTTAGAAAGTCTGCTTCACCTGCTTGAGGCATTTTTCCATCCCACTGTTCAAAGGGTGGCAATGCTGGAGGTAGACCAAAACGTTGACGAATAATGTCATCTTGTGGAGGATAAGCAACTTGAGCTTTAGCGTACAACGATTGAATCTGTTGTAGTGCCATATTATAGTTAGCTTGTGATTTAACAGGTCCTGCTGCCGCCGGTGTTGTAGCCGCTTGAGCAGGGGTTGGTGGTGGCGTAGCTTGATTAGTTGCGGGCTGAGGAACTTCTGCCTCACCAATTTGTTGAATTCTTTCTAGTTTATTAACTAGTGCTCTGTATTGTTCTGCATTCATAATTAATTTCCAAAGTTAATTTTTTGCATGATTTGTTTCATCATGTCATTAGGGTTAAGTTGTCCGCCTGGAATTTGAACGTTTTGATTAGGCACTTGTCCCTGCACACCTTTCATCATGCCACCTAGCATGTTTTTAATTTTGTTGCCCATTTCGTCAGGCTTGCTTGTATCAAAGTCTTGTCCACCAAAGCTAATCTTTGGTGCATTAGCACCTTTAAACATTGCATCAAAGTTTGGAAGATTGTTATTTTCTTCACCGCCTTCATCAACACCTTGGTCTGGTCCGGCAACCCCTGCTAGTTTTAAAACATCGGTTTGTTCTTGACCACTTGGATCTGCGGCATCAATTTGAGCAAATACAGCTTTGACATCTTCTGGACGAGCATTTGGATATTCGCCGTTCTTAAAGTTTTTCATAACTTCAACTTTAACACCTGTGCCACCTTTGGTAAAGTTGCCTTCTTCGGCATTCCAGAAACCCATAATAGATTGCATAATCTGCTCTTCACCACTCATAGACTCCATCATGTCAAAACCACACTCCATTGGAGTCATACCACACTCTTCAATAGCATCATGTAATGTCAAATGGCGGCCGCCCACTACCATTGGTGTATCTAGTTTTGCACCTGCCTTTTTTGCTCGGGCAATAGCGGCTTTCAAACCTTGATGCGCTAGATGTTTAGCTTGACTATGAGCGCCATGTTTTGCACCGCTCTTGTCGGTTACATCACCGCCGGTCTTTTTATAAGGACCGTCAAATGGGGGATCTTCTGATTCAATAACTTCTAAACCAGCCAGTGTACGTAAGCGATTTGTTTCGGCAACAGGTGCTGGTTCTTCTTCTGGCGGCGCTTCTGCTGGAACTTCGGCAGGTGCTTCTGGAGCTTCAGGTTCGGCAGGTGCTTCAGGTTCAGCAGGTGCTTCTGGCTCTGTTGGTTCAACTGAGTCTTCTCCTTGGCCGTCAAAGTTAATTCTGTCAGCCAGGTCTGTTCCGTTTTCTTCGTCCTTCATACCTAAGAATATGCTAACAACAGTTCTAGTGTCTAGCCCAGCCTCAGTTGTTCTCATCATGTTTATAAAATCAGGATCATCAATCAAACCCTTCAATGCTAAGATACCTGCATCACCATTAGAGCCAACTGGTATTTCTTGTTGAAATAATTGGTTGATATTATCAATTGCATCATTTTGAATTTTTTCATCTGCACTGAATACTGTATTTGTATTGTCCGGTGCCGTTGGTTCTTGTGCGTCGTCTTCGCCTACTAATGAATTAAAAAACTCGTCCAATTCAATTTCTTCTGGCAAACGTGTTTCTTTCTTTGATTGACTGTCTGCGTCTGTTGTTTCTTCGTCTAATAAATCATCAGCACTCATACCAATAACTGGCAAG